GTGAGGCTTTCGCCCCACCCACCTAGCCGCTAAAGATTAGCGGCACAACCGTAGAGAAAACGGTTGTACGCCTCAGGATGAGAATAACCCTGGAGCGTTTGCGGCAATAGACTGCCCCAATTGGGCGTATGTCTACGCTTCGTTATATACCGAGTAACATCCTGCCTGGGTGTTATCCGGTAGCCGCGAATGTTGCCAGCAAGAAAGGCTATCAGTAACCCGTTAGGGTTATATGGCAGCCTGATCCTGCGACTGATCAGTCTCTCATTATCTACATCGACCATAATGCTAAAGCCCTTAGCTATATGGGCGACGTAGGAATGTGAGCCTGGAACGCGCCTAGACTCCCTTTTCAGGGTCTGGACGTGCTCACGAGGGAGATGCAATCCTCCATCAAGCGCCTCATCGGGTGGTACAGGGTAATTAAGTGCCTTAGGAAAACACTTAATTATATACTGCACCGTATTTCTTAATGAAATACCGGTTTTGGCACTCCAAAGGTTCAGTCTGTTAATAGCAACAAAAGAGTCTTGTAATGTGTGCATCCTCTTTAAATAAACAGGACGCACATCGACGCCGTTGAAAACATCGACGCCGCAGGACTCTCTAAACGGACCTTCAACATAGGTCTTATCCTGGTTGACAACGAAGCCAAGCAACGAAAGAAGCTTGACCAAGGTGCGAACCACGCGTCTGTCTACGATAATATCATCACCGAAGACTGACACGTTCCTATCGTCCCAGGGGCCCCGTAGAACATACGGGATACCCAAGTAACGGTAGGAAGCGATAACAGCTGCTGTGAATATGACAGTCTGCAAAGGGAACGTAAAACCATTTCCCATTGTAGATATCATACTCAAGTTAACAACGCTACCATCAGGTAGTCGGCTACATGGACTTCTCATCCTCATAAGGTATACCATGAAATCACGTGGTAGACACTCATGAAGCATGCCGAGGGACATGGAATCCGAGGCACTCTCCAAATCAACAGTACAAAGCTGATTGGATATAGAGCCTTTCGTTGCTAACCGCCGATTTACCTCAGGTTGTAAACTGAGGTCAATGCCGTACTTGTCTCTCAACCGAGATTCAAGTATAGTACCCATACCGAGTTGCATCCACATATTAATGGATGGCTCTGTACAGATTGGGCGAGCGATAAGCTGCGTTTTGTTCACGAAGCTAAGTTTGTTGCCGTCTACCACATCGGTGCCGTACACCCAGGCTGGATCGCTATAAGCTACCAGAAACTGAGGGTTACGCGCAACTAATGTGCTCCATAAATCGGAGAGACCTTGCGTAGCAGTTAAAGAGCCACCGAAAAGTTTCGTGTACAGGTCAGTTCCCTTAGCTAGTAAACTAGCTCCAGGACCCATCCTGCCACGATTGAACACTTCTGTCCAATCAGAAACTAACGGTGTGGTACATCCAGAATCGTAGTACCAGAACTCGTAGATTTGTTTCTTGAACTCACCTACAAGCTCCTCTTCCCACATAAAATCGTATCTGATAGTAAACTCCTTCAGCCTCTCATTAACATTCTGGAATTTCTCCAGTGCATTACGACAGGCTTCATCGGAGGGACCATCAGACTGATTAAATTTCTTAATCAGACTGTCTAGCTGTCGGTAGCAAGCTACCTCGGCCGGCGTGTTATCGATTGACCAGCTGTATTTACCGCTGGTGCTAATATGTGGAGCAAGGTCATTGCGTAGACTAGAAAGTAGAACATCAGCGTTAAAACGCATGTCGTTGAACTCCAGTGTGTTTCACATTTAAACAATGGTATATATCTCGCTAACCGGCAGCGGGATTTCATCCCCGTGCACCGGTATGATATTGCCATTGTGGGCGCCAAACCAACCTTGGACGGTAGCATCCCGTGCCTCTTTGAGCCATGTCCTAGTTCCTTTACGGTAACTAATCCATGTAATCTTAAAGTTCAGCACGGAAGGATAACTTCCATCGTTGGTGCTATTGACAACGCTCTCCATCTCATGCATATTATTTAAGATAAAGACCCTGCCGATGGAAGTTCCATCTTCAGTGTCCTTACCCATAATATACATGATAAACGGAAAGGCGAAATCAGAGGGTGGTTGGTGGAACTTTCGCTCTGTATTCATAGGTGACTCCAAAAGAGATCACATAGGCGAAATTGCCTAAGTGTTTACAAAACGCCAGAACCAGACAAATCACCCAGCCCAGCAGATTGCTGGGTAAGGGCGCCAATGTGCGCCGAAATAGCCGCCTTCACATTTGGGAAGTCGGCTAGATCGGCACCGGCGGGCACGTCCATAGTAGTGGTGATAGTCATCACCTTATATGGCTGACCAGCGAGGGGCAACACGCCCTTTCGTGTGATCGTTTTATACGTGTTCGTCGGTACACTAGCAACGATTCCAGTAACAGGATTCGGGTTAGGCAGAACTTTAAGGTTCGCCGGCCGAGTAATGTTAATGGTAAACGGTGACGCCACAGAGTGGACAGTAACACCGGCTTGCGTCCCTCCAAGAGCCGTGACAGCGACCTGCTTACCCGGGTTACCGGATGGAGCAGTATCTGCCACGTTCGAGTAGGTCGGGGATGTAAACCCCGTTTGCGCTGACCCCGTAATAGGGGAAGACCAAGTAATTGACATTAAGTCGTTCCTTGAAAAGGTTGAAGTGCATTAACTATGTCAACCCAAAAACGGCAGATTTTTAGACCCTCGAAACTGAGCAGCAAGAGCGGCAACATTATACCACTTTTGCGACGAAATTCCAGGGATCTTAAAGTGCCATCCAGGGTAGGGCATAGCGCTGAGCGGTGCGCGATTAACGCGTACCGCTAGTGAATGAGCATTATCGAACGTAACTCCACTATTGTACGTTCCGAACGTGCTGAGACGCACAGGACCGGTGAACTGTATTACTCCGCTGTTTCTGACAGAGGAATATAACCAGCGCACATCGGCTGTAGCGTAACGCATGCTATCGACCATTTCTTGAACATTCGTGAAATAATCGACAAAAAACGACCAGGGTATAGCCTCCCATACTGCCGGAATGACATCAAAAACGCCGATGCCAAATTCCTCAGCTATCTGAGACCCCCCTAACGGACGCGCCGCAATCTGGCCACGATATGTAACGTTATAATCCTTCTTTCTTATATAGTGCCCACCATGTGGGTCGCCTAAATATTGAAAAGGAGTTATTCCGCGTATATCGTTAGCTTCGACCACGGTATCCCTACCATGCCCACGGATGGGCATGGTATCGCTCCTGTTACCTTGGGCCAGTTCCTTAACTGCACTCAAGGCGTCGTTACAATCATCCACCAGTGGCTTTACACCGAAGGAGAAAGCTAACCAAGCATTACCGAGCGCCTTAACAAAATCCTTTTTGATTCTGTGAACGCGCCCAAGTTTCTTCACGACTCCAGCAAATTCCCAGGTTTCGGAGTAAAAAGCCTTAACGGGATGGCGAAGCATTTCAACAGTTTCGCCAAACTC